ATGACCAGAGCAGAAGGCCTCGGCATTCTCGCCGTCGTTCTCATGGCGATTGCGCTCGTGATTGGCATCGTGAACGGACGCAGCGGCGTCGAGCTCGGAATCTACGTGGCACTGCTGGTGCTGTTCATCGGCCTTAACGGTCGACTGGCGTGGAAGCGTCGGCATGGCGCAGCGTAAGACCGTGCGGTACCTGTCCAAGCGTCAGATTGCTGAGCGAATCGGCGTATCGGACCCAACGCTGAGCGGGTACAACCTGCCGCAAGCGGACGTGACGATCGGCCCGATCAACGATGACGGGACGATTCCACGCGGGACGCACCAAGGCTGGTCGGAAAGGACGATCGACGAATGGCAGGAAGGTCGGCCGGGGCATGGCGGTCGGCCGGCGCGCAAGGGTTGAACGGATCGAAGCCCCACCTGCTGAAATGCATGGGGCTTCGATCCCTTCTCGCGATTCTTGTCGGGTTACTGGTGGTCGTCGAACAGGGTGGGCTCTTCGGGCGGTGCAACTTCGTCGAGGGCGGACAGAAGCGCGGTCTTTGCCGGCGCCTCCCAGATCGGAGGAATGAACGCGCGAATGACATTTCGTTCAGCGCGGTAGCGTCGCTTATCTTTCCGAACGAGACCGACCCTCATCAGGTCGTTCAGATCGCGCGTTGGAGTACGATCGCCAACCTTTGCATACAACCGTGCTAGTCGCGGAGTCAGCTCGATTGCCTCGCGAGGTGTGATCCAGACGTTTTCGGGCATCGACAGGGCGAGTTCCCTTTGTCGCGTGCGCGTCTCAGTGGAGGGTTGGCCGCGAAAAATCTCGTGAACGTAACTCTCCCAGTGGATTTGAACGCTTTCTGCCTTGACCTCTTCGATCTGCGCGCGGAGCTCATCTAGGAATCCGTTCAGCGCGTACCGAACGAACGCGAACACGTCGCCCTGTGCGGCGTCGAGCGCAAGGTAGTACTCGTTTCTGGTCTTGTTGTAGAAATCAGACAACAGGTTTGTCGCAATAATCGGCACGACTCCTGATTCGGAGAGGATCTGAACTTCGATCAGCCGAGCTAGTCGCCCGTTGCCGTTCCCGAAGGGATGTATCCAGGCGATATAGAGGTGCGCGAGTATCGCAGCGAGAACGGCGTTCACGAACTTGCTTTGGTCGGAAGACTCAGCGTTAATTTCGGCTCGGAGGTTCGCAAGCCATTGAACGAACTGCTCGACGAGTTCGGGCACGTCCTCTTTTCTCGGCGCGAGGTAGCTGCCAGCCGAGACGTTGTGGTTCCGAAGCTTCCCTGGCACAACTTCGGGGCGGTCGGGTATTCCATCGAGGATCTGGAAGTTTAGAGCTTCAAGGCGCGCGCGTGTGATCGGGAGCTTCTGACCGGCCCGAAGGGCTTCGTCGATGTCCAGGATGGCGGCAAGAACATTCTGTACCTCCCGTTCCTGATACTCGCGCGACTTTCCCACCGAGGCACTTCCGTGGGCGACGATTTCCTCGACCTGCTCTGCGGTCAAGGTGTTGCCCTCAATCGCAGTAGTCGCGTGCACGCCGCGAGCAAGCGATACGGCCGCCATCTTTTTCGCGCGTGCGGGTTTTAGGGGAACCCCAGCGAGATGCAGACACTTGCTCATCGCTTCGCCGAGTCCCAGCCACATATCCGGGGTGGCGCGACGTGTATCGAACTCGAACGAGATGAATGGATGCTGTTCTGGCCGGGTCATGCGCCGATACTACAGCCAAGAACCTGCGGTATGAACAGTGAGTTTCCACTATTGAGGGCAGTTTTCGTCCATTTCCCAGGTCACTTTCAGCGCCAAAGTTCCGGCCAGTTCGGCCGGTCGCTTGTCGGTGCCCTGACCTACACTCTGTCGCGCGGGGTCGGGAGGGTAAGGGAAGACCAGCTCGGCCCCCGCACAGACGACAGAAAGCGCCCCTACCGGGATCGGTAGGGGCGCTTTGCTGTTTCAGACGGTAAGTAGCGTCAGGGTGCTTCCGTTGAAGGTTCGGTCATCGGCTGACGCATTACTTCCGACAACTGCGCCCCTAGCGGTCACTGTCATTCCTTCCGGAATCGTGATTGGGGTCCATGGGGAAATTGTCTCCGCCTGGACTTCCTTGTAGACAATGCCATTGAACAGAAGTGATACCCAGGGCTGATAGCCCCACCACTTGCGCGTTGCCGTGAGCATGATGGCACCGTAGCCAGCGGCCGGCAAAACGAACCCGTTCGCGTTGCCGTAGTCCGGGCCGGAGCTGTGCTGATATGCATTGAAGTCCACCCACAGTGGCGTAGGGCCGGCGGTCATGGGCGCTTCAACTGCCGCGTTGGCGGGAAACTTCCTTTCGCTCTTCTCCAGCCCGTTCGTGGCCACCATCACGCCAACCGTGAAAGTGAAGGCGGTGGCCGTTCCGTTGGCCACCTTCGTGAACCGCTGACCGTCCGCCACCCTCCCAAACTCACGTTCAGGAAAGTGGGCTTCCCCTGCGCTCATCCCAGCAGTTCCGGTTCCTGAAGTCTCCGAGAAGAACATTCCAGCGGTTGCGCCAGTCCAGCCCGCGATCCCGCGTGTGACCACGTGCGCAACTGTGTAGCTTCCTTCAATCGTGGCGAAGTCGGAATTCATCGGGCAATCGGCCACATTGGTTGTAGACCTGAATTCAGGGTCGCGCGTCTGAGGCGGATTCGCGTTGTCGAAAATGTACATCGTGGCCGTCCAGGGCTGGGACTGCATTCCAGTGAAGGCGATTGTTGCATCGTTGCCGGTCAAGCGGCGGTAGTACACAGCCAGGTTGACTGAGCTATTTCCGCCGCCAGAGTTATTGAACGCAGTCCACGTGTTCGACGGATTGACAACCAGCCCACCGAATGAGGCGACCCAACTGAACACCACAACGGCCATCTTGCCGATGTTCGATCCAGTGTCGGGAACTGGAATCTCTGCCTTGATTCCAGAACCCTTCATTACAGTTCGACTGACCAGGGACACCTTTCCGCCAACTCCGGGCGGGCGTAGGAAGATCATGCTGGAATACCGGCCTTCCCAGCCAGGCTGACCGTCAGACCCTTACCTGGCGTGTTGCCTACGGACACAATCTGAACCGTCAACACGTCGCCGGCGGCGAAGGACCACGTACCAGTCGCGGTTCGGCCGGCGATCGCGCCAGCCTGCGCCGCAGCGGAACACGTCAAAGCCGTTCCGGCCACGACGCCGCCGTTCTTCAAGATCTGAACCACCGTGTCACCGGACGCGTCCGCGGTCTCAAATGTCAAGATCATCTTCGAGAACGTCACAGCATCGGCGAGCGGACCAGTGCCAGTGACCAACTCAGTCATGCCAGGTTTTCTAGTGCCCAGAGTGGCCGCCAGGGCGACCGGATACGGAACCTGGAGTCCAGCCTTCGCAGCGGCTAGAGCGCGAGCGTCGGTGAAGTACTTGTTGGTCGCACCTTCGGGCACGACGTCGGTCGAGCCAGGGGAGGGGGCGATCTCGATGTATGTCGACCCGGACCAGCGGTAGATCCGGTTGTTGGCGAGGGACGTGTAGATCTTCCCGGTTTCTCCGGTGGACGGGAATGCCGCGAGGTTCGCATACTCGAGAACGTCGTCGACATAGGACGGCTGATAGGCCGCGGCGAGCTTTCCGGTTGCGTCGAGAGGCGCGTAACCGTTCGCCTGACCCTTTTCGCTGAGTGGCTGCAGCGCGGCAAGTTTCGCAGTCAATCCGGTGACCTGCGACTCGGAATGAGAGTGCGAAGCTGGCGCTTTGCCGTCGAGTGCACCCTGCAGGCCGGTGACGTCAGCGACGGCGTGGGAGTGAGCAGTCGGCGTGCGAGCATTCGTCAGGCGCGTGTCGCCCTCCTGCACCGCGCCATCCGCTTTGTCGAGCGAGGCCTGCACGGTCGGCGACGTCTTGGATTTCGTGACCGCTGCGTCGGCGATCTTCGGAGTGGTGACTGCGTTGTCGAGCACCGAACCCGCAACGATGCCTTCCGCGGCGTCCTCTGCCCGCTGTGCCTGCGTGGTCGCATCAGTGACCGCCTGCTGCGACAGCTCCCGCTCGGTGACGAACTGAGCGCCGTACTGCGTGAGAGTCTGGTCGACGAGGGTGGCGGTGTTCTCGATGCTGCTCTTCACCTGGTGGACGTCGAGCTTGACCTGTTCGACGTCGTCCTTCGCTGTGACCACTACACCGCGCGCATCGGTGACTGTTTGCCGGTCGGTCGCGACTGCGGAGGCTGCGGACTCGACCGCCTGTCGGTCTGCTGCGACCTGCGCGGCGTCAGCGGCGACGTCTTGGATGCCCGCGGCGGTCTGGACTGCTAGATCAGCGGCAGTCTCGGCATTGACCTCATGTTGCGCGGCAGCTGATTCGGATTGATCGGCTGCCGTTGCGCTGCTCGACGCGTTGCTCGCGTGTCCGGCCGCGGCGGTTTCATGCTGACCCGCCAGCGTTGACGAATCGCCCGCCGATACGGCAGCAACTGCCGCGAGGCCGCGAGATTCGCTTGCTTCTTCGGCTGACTCCCGTGCTTCGTCTCGCGCCAGCTCGGCTGCGGCGCGGTCTTCGGTGATCTGTGCGACGTCGTCGGCGATATCCCCGACGCTCTCGGCGGCTGTGACGGCGGTATCGCGTGCGGCTTTTGTGTCGTCGAGGTACTGCTTGACGAGGGAGACGACCGGCGGTTCGTACACGTATGCCGATTCGAGGAGATCCTGCAGTGTCACCTCCTCGACGCCGTTCGGAACCGATATGCGCTTGGGTCTGGAATCGGCCAGCCCGCCGCGGATCTCAACGACGAGTTCACCGGGTTCGACGGTGACTGTTGCGAGTCCGGCCACGACGTCGACGGGGTACGGAGTCGTTGTGATGACGCGTCCGTCAACCGACACGGACGGACGATGCGCTGGTGCCGAAAGAAACACAGCGCGCGTCGACGAGACTGGCCGCCCGCCGATGTCGGCGAGGTTGATCTTGAGTGCGACCATCGGTCACACCTCCTCTTTCAGTGAGTCGGGAACGGCGGGCGGCTGTTGACCCGGCACGTGATGTTCGATCCAGCGCAACAGGTCTCGGATAAACATGATGGCCAACCGGAAACGCTTCTGTTCGTCACGGAGCATCGATTCGAGACGGTTGATCCGCTCGTCCTGCTGAGTGATTCGCGTGTCCATTCGTGCGAGTTGCGCCTCGTTGGCTTTGAACATTTCCGACCAGTTGTCGGTGGTGTTCGATTCTCGTGACGACGCTCGTGCGAGTCGAGCGCCGAGGTAGCCGAAGATTCCCGCGAGGATGACGCCCGCGATGCCGCCGAGGGTCATGGTCATCGGCGACATGTCACCCCCTGCGGAAAGTCGGGTGGGTGCTGCCGCTCGGCCATGGCTGCGACACACAACGCGAGGGCGGCGATCACGAAGTAGCTGGCAGCCGAAACGTAGGCGCGGGGGACGTGGAGCCATATCCAAGCCGCGGAATAGCTGAGCGCCCAAAGGAAATTGAAGCCGATTGCGAATCCGAAGCCGATGGGTTGAAGTCGTCGACACACCAGTGCGACGAGTGCGATTGATCCGGTGGCCATCCAGCCGATTGCGTACCAGGACAGCGGGATTACTTGATCGAGAAACGCGAGCTGCGCGGGCGTGAACTCGGGTGAGCGGGGGCCGACATACGACGACCCCCGCACGATCGAGGAGATACCCAACGCGGCCAGTGCAATTCGACGGACCATCACTGGCCCCCTAACTGGGTCAGTGTGTCAGTCGACGAGGCTGGCAGAGTCGGGGTCGCCCTTACTGCCAGATGCGATGGATGTCAGCAGTGAGACGACGGTGGCAAGTGCGGCGACGGAGCCGACGTTGGCCCAGTCGACTTCAAGGACACCGAGTGCACCGGCGCCGAGGACGCCGAGCGCGGACTGTGCGGCGGTCTTGACCGCACGCTCGGCGGAGTCTGCCCAGAACTTGGATGTGGTGAAAATGCTCATGTCAGTAATTCCTTCGTTCGTAGTGGTCAGATCGAGTGATGGAGTCGTAGCCGCGTGCCCATCGCCAAGCGGCCCAGAGGACTACCCCTGCGCTGCCGACGATGACTGCAGCGATTGAGAGGGCGATCATTTGACCCCCATTGCTCGCCAGGTGTCCGAGCCGACGATGCCGTCGACTGCGAGCCCGGATCGCCGCTGAACCTCGCGCACAACCGATTCGGTGGCAGGGCCGAAGTCTCCGTCGACGACGAGTTTGGAGTAGCTCGCGAACATGCGATTGAGCAGGCCTTGGAGATAGGTCACGTCACCGCCGGTGTTGCCGCGGCGCAGCGTCGGGCGCGCGACAGGCTTCGGGATGATCGGCGGGACCGCCGTGCCGGCGAGAAGTCCGAGATAGCCGCCTTCGAGGCGCTGCGCGAACGCAACCAGTTTCGCGGATGCGCCGTCGCCGGAGGCTGTTCCTCCGTTGAGTTGGTAGTGCATCTCATCGGCGCGGGACCAGTCGGCGCCCCAGAAGATGTTGTTCTCGAACAGGTTCAAGCCTTCGCGGATCTTCTGCTTGCGGCTGGTGGGCATCGTGCGTTGACCCCACGGGTACTGCACGGCGTTGAAATCGAGTGCGGTACCGGAGAGGTGATTCGAGTTCGCGACGTCGTTGGCCGCCGACCATCCCCAGTCGTCACCGACACCGGATTTGAACAGGTCGAGTCGTTCGACGTTGCGGTGGTACCAGATCGCCCACGCACGGAGGACGACTTCGGATGGGCCGGATCGGACGATCATCGCAGCGAGGAATTGATTGTCGGCGCCGGGAATGTAGATGCGCTCGCACGCATCTCGGTTGCACATGCGCCAACCGTTCTCGGATCGTGTGTTGCCATACACAGTTCGAAAGGTCATGACGTCTCCTGACATTGTTATGGGCTTAACCGGCGACTGGCGGGGTGCCGGGGTCGACAGTTCCCTCGTGTTCGACTTCCGAGGAATGCTTGAGCACGCTCAACCCGGACCACACCGAGCCGCCGTAGAACCAGCGCCAGCGATCGGTGAACAGTTCGACGTGCACGGTGAAGTCCTTCTCGGGGACAACGACGAACAGATCACCCTTGACGCACACCTCGCCATCGCCGACACGGTTCAGATTCGCCAAGCCACCGTCATCCTTATGTGCGACAGCATCTGCGGCGCGGCGGTAGAACTCCGACCCGTGCTGGTCACGGACAACGATGTCGAGGTAGATCTTGTCGAGCCCGGTGTATCCGGTCTGCCGACCCTTCGTCTGAGCCTTAATCTCCCAAAGCCCTTTGGATTTGAGGCGCAACATCTTCCGGTTGCCGAACTTCGGGTCGGCGTAGAGTTCGACGCCTTCTATCGGGCCCTGTTGAGTGTCGAACTCCATCACCCGCTCGATGGCACTATTGATGACGCCGATGAACTTGTTCTGACTCGCCACCCAGGATCCGTAGCCGATGATGCCTTCGAGTTTCTGCGTGGTGCTCTGCAGGTTGTTGATCAGGACGCCGCGGCTCTGAATCTTGCCCATGGGCGAGTCCGGATCGAACGGTCCGCCACCGAAGAAGGCGGCAGCGAGGTTGTCGAGCAGCATGCCGAAACCGCTGAAACCAGAGAACAATCCACCGAACAACTTGCCATGAGCGGTGTTGTTGGCGTCGTCGATCGGCTTACGCATTCGGCGCCTGGCTTCGGCTTCGTCGATGTCCTGGAATCCGCGCATGGTGCCGCGTTTTCCGTAGGCGCCAGAGGGATAGGGCTTATCGGGTGCGACGCCCATTAGTAATTCACCTCGATCGTGCGGACCTGCGCGACATCCTCAGTCGGCAGGCTTTCTTCGGGCGGCCGGATGACGCCGCGCTCCTGCAGGCGCTCCGCCAATCGGATGAGGTCGGACCCGGACATGGCGTCGAGGTCGATGGCGTCGCTGGCGGGCGCCGGTGCCACCTCGGGATCGGGAGTGTCGATGTCGACCCACTCGACCGCGCCGACCCCCATCCAGTGCACGGACTCCATGCCGCCAGGAATGATCTGCTTGATCTCCTGCAGCTCGGGGTGGTGCCGATACCCTGCGCGGGTGATGATTGACGACGCCTTGCGCAGGCACTCTTCGGTGGTGATCAGAGCATCTCCGTCAGGGGTGGTGATCGATCCCATGAGCACCCAGAGGGCATGCTCTTCGGGGTCCTCCATGTCGGCGGTTGCCTGGGTGGGGATTGCCATGTCAGATCACTCCTAGGTCGTGTGCCGCGGCTGCAAGGTTCGCGATTTGTCGGAGCCCGCGGCTGGTTGGGGATTCGAGATCTTCCGGTTCGCCCGTGATCGCGTTCCATTTGTTCTGGCCTCGATCGCAGACGAGTTCGATCTCGCCGACCTGTTCGACGTAGATCTGTCCGCGCTTGCCGACATCTTGGAGTGTCGAGCCGATGCGATCGCCGAGGAAGAAGTGACCTTGGCCGTTGTCGCCGATGAGCCATGGTCTACCGTCCGCCATTTCGATGCGGTGGGTGATGCGTGGGCGAGATTTCCAGAAGCCTTCACGAATCTTCATGATCGAGCTGAGCGTGTAGGCCCGGTCGCCGCCCTCGACGATGTCCTCTTGGTAGTGCGACCACCCGTATTTGAGTGCGCGCACAGGACTTTTCACTGATACCCACGCCGCGACAGTTCCGCTGTAGATCGGCTTGAGGAACGTGTCGGCAATCGTGCCGAGCGTCGGCTGAAAGATCAGTTGCCCGAGGTTGTTGAGCCCGAGCTGGATCGCCGCCGAGATTCCCTCGTCGACGCCTGGCGCCGATTGCCCGCCGACGAGCATCTGAATGGAGCCACCGTGTTTGTGGCACCAATCCGAGACTTCTATGCCGGAAATTCGGCCGTCGCGGTAGACGACGTACGGTGCACGCGGGTACGTTCCGAGCCAGTTGCCTACCGTGTTCTGGTACGGGTCTATGGGATCAAAGACTTGCGTCAGGGTCTCGTCGACCATGTTGTCAGCGAGGTTGACGATGGTTCGCTTGAGTCCGTCCCAGATCGTGCCGCCCTGCGAGGTTTCGTCCCAGTAGCCCGACTTGTCGACGACGTCGAAGACGATCGTGCCGTGACGCAGGTTCGCGCCTGGCCACGGGGGAGGGTCGCCCTGCAGGTATCGCCGGGTGGTGACCATGAGCTGTGCATCGCCGAGGGTCGGCTCTGCCATGTCGTGCCAGTACTTGAACCGGCTCGACAGCACTGTCCATGGTGACGAATCACCCAGTAGTGAGCCAGGTTTCACGACCATGTTCCAGTTCGACATGTTGAGGCCTTGGCCCCATTGCGCCAGGTCCATCGGGTCGTCAGGAAGCGCCCACCAGTTGCCTTCCATCCGCATGATGTTGAGGAAAAGCGCCAGCTTGAGCATGTAGATCGACGGACCCGCGAGGACGAAGGACCGTGGAAACTGGATGATGGCCGGCAGGAACGGGTTCGACCAGACGAGAAGATGCTTGAGTTCCTCGTAGTCGTCGAGGAACTGCAGCTCGACGAAGTTCTTCCCGTCGCGTGGTGCTGATCGACGGGCTTGCTGTAGCCGGCCGCCCCATCGTGCGCCGTCCTTGTCGACGGTCATGTGGACGTTCTGTTTCGGTCGGCCGTATGGATCGACCGCCCATTTGGCGAGATAGTGGTTGGCGGGCAGAACGATCCGGCCGGGGCCAGCGTTGTTCTTGATCCACTTGACCGCCAATTCCCACTCGACCGAAACGCGACCGCGATAGTTCATATCGCCGTCCCACAAGCGAATCAGTGGGGGCTTGCGACGACGGCGGGCGCGGCTCTCCTTCTTGCGCTCGGAGTCGTCGAGGATCGCCTGCATGCGATCCATCAGTTCCTGATCGTGCAGGAGTGGATTGTCGAGCAGCGGTGCGGTCATTCTTCACCACCCATCACCATGGTCCAGTGACGTGGCTGGTAAACGGCCACAGTCATATTCGGTTTGGTGCACTTGATCGGCACATCGACAGGAAGCGTGTGCGGCGGCACCGGAAAGTCGAAGTCGATCGCGTTGCTGCGCGCGCTGAACATCGGGTTGAGGTTCGACGTGTATGTCTCGACGTCGGGATATGTTTCGATGACGAGGTTCTCGCCGGGTGAGAGTGTGGGCACGTCCACGACCCGCCCACGCCACTCGTAGTCCTCATGTTTCGGATCGGTGATCCACGAGAAGTCTGGAATCGTCACCTGCCCGCCCTGCGGCGCATCGATGACCCACTTGACGTGCATCGGCCGGTTCGTCGGGTTCAACAGCGTGAGATGCCCGTTGAGTTCGCCGACCTTTGACTGAAAGAGGTCGAGCTCGTCCTTCTCGACCCAGAACGGCCAGCCCGCACGAAGCGTCATGACCATGTGCCCGTACCGATTGCGTCCAGGATCATTCCGTGGATTGAACTTCGGCGTCTCGACCTTGCGGAGCGCGAGACGCCGAATGCCCGACGACGATGTGGCGACGAGGTGGGTCTCTCGTTCGAACTCCCACATCGCCGACCAACGGGACTTCACTTGCTGCCACGACATGTCCTCAGTCGGTGAAATGTGCACCGGCAGAATGACGTCCTGCATGTTGTGTCGGAACCCGTTGTAGGTTCCACCTTCCTGCCTGGCGCCCTCGGTCCAGATCGTCGTCGTCGGCGTCTCCCATAAACCTTCAGGACTCTCGTCGAGTTCAATCCCTTGAGCGCCGGAGCCCGGGCCGTGGATGATGGCCCGGTCCCCGTTGGGGGCTTCGATCTCGAACAGGAGTAGATCGCTCATCGAATCCCCCAACCGTGCGTTGCAGCTTCCTGCAGTTCCTTGACTCTCAATTGCCGAAGTCCTTCCTCGACATTTGCGACGCCGTTGAAGATGTACGTCGAACCGGATTGGCCACCTTGGCCGAGCGAGAGCCGTGCGCCGTTGTTCATGGCCTGCAAGATCGCCGGGTTCTGACCGGCGTTCGCATCGAGCGCATTGACGACGAACTCACGCGGAGTGAGCCACGCGGGCACGTTGTCGGTACCGCCTGGCCCGCTGACCGGACCGCCATTGGCGAAGCGGTTGTCGCTACGCATCCGTTCGATTTCCGCGAGCAGTGCAGCGATACCGTCCTGCCCCTTGGCGACCGAGTCGCCCCACCGCGCAACACCTTCGGCAGGGTTGTAGATCGCCGGACTGTCTTCGGCGATCATCGACGGCGACGTAGTGACCTGAGCTCCCATTGCCCGCTGGTCGGCGGACGGTTCGATCAGATAGGGCGCCTGGGCCTGCTGTGCTTTCTCGAACATCTGCAGCGCCTGGAGGGCGGGCGGCATCTCGTCCGGGATTCCGAAGACTCCCAGAGCATCGGAAACGAGCCCGGAGACCGCGTTCTTGGCGAAGTCTCCAGCAATGCCGGACCATGTCGCCGGCCCGTCACCGGCCTTCGGTGTGCCGAGCTCGCGCAATGCCTTCTCTGCCTGGTACAGCTCGGCGTCGGCCTTGTCGATGTCGTAGTCACTCGACTCGGGATTGTCGTAGACCTCATTGCGGCGCTGGTTCGCGGACTGCACTGCTAGCTGGGCGTCGATCCGATCGACCTCGGCATCGGTGAACATTCGGGCCAACTCAGGTGCTTGCGGAGCTGGAGCGTTGCTTTCGCCGCTGAGAACGCCGTCCTTCTTGCGTTGCAGTTCAGTGAGTTTGCTCTGTGCCTTGTCGACCTTGTTGTTCGCGTCGGCGAGGTCGGTCTGAGTCTTCTTGCCCTCGGCGACCTGCTCCTCGACCTCAGTGCGCTTCTCCTCGGCTTTGCGGAGCGCGATTTCAGCAGCTTGCAGTTCGATCTGCTGCTTCTCGGTCCATTCCTCGCGGACCCGCTCCCGTTGAGAACTGCTCGCGGAAATGCGCTTGTAGGCGTGGTCGGTGAAGCTCGAGTGATTCGATCCCACCGAGCCGCCAACCATTCCGCCGCCATAACTGCCACCCATCTCGACATTGGTCCCATCGGGCAGTGTTCCGGCGGTATGGCCGCCGCCGGGTCCGCCGTTGTACCAACCGAAGCGGAGGTCGCCCGCACCGCCCCGACCAGACTGGAAGCCCATACCGGCAAGAGCGGCACCCATATTGGCGGTGGCGAACCGCGCTGCGAACGGCGCGAGCCCGACCGCAAACCGGGCGATCGCCGACATTGCGGCGCTGCAGTCACCCCAGTTGATCCCACCGAAGACGTATGGATCCCCGGTCAGTGGCTTCACGCCAGCTACGCGGCCGGTGACGAAGTTGGTCAGATCGCGACTACCGACAACGCCGCCCGCCTCATACCCGGGCAGCTTCGGGAATATCCCTGCGTTGATCGCCGCCAACTCGCGGTCGTACTTCTCCGAGGAGTGGTCATTGATGACCCACTCGCCACGATTGACGCGAGCGGTCGGAATTCCCCTCGAATCGACTCCGAGAATTCCATCCACCCTGTCCGTGCCTGGCCCCGTAGTGGGCAGCTTCCCGCCACCTTCGTAGCCAGGAACCCGCATGCCGTTCGCTCCGCCAAACACTCCAAATGGGAGCGGTGTCGAGTACGGTGTTGCGACTTCCGGTGTCAACGTCAGGTTGTTCCGCAAGTTGTTTTGCAGGGCAATAAGATTGCCCAGCTTCGCTTCTGCTTCTGCAGTCTCCGCCTGCACGTATGTCGATTTGTTTGCAGGAATCAGGTTGTACTTCTCGAGGAGTCGCTCAACCGCCTCTCGCGGGATGCCCGCTTTCACCGCGGTGTCGATAAACGAATCCTGGACTCGACGGCTCGCATCCTCCGCAGCCTGCGCTGCGTCGGCGTGCGACTGTCCCGTCTTGATGCCATTGACATACGCAGCATTACCAGCGTCGTCCATTGCGGCCTGCATGTTCTTCACTTCAGTTCGAAGGCGCGAACCGGCGGCCGTACCCGTATCGATTTCCCCCGACGCCGTAATGACACTGGCTCCAGCGTTCGCCGCAGCCTCGCCAAAGGAACGCAGGGTATCGTTCACGCGTTGTTGCGCATCTCCAACTGAATTCGCCTCTCCGCGTTGACGTGCCAGTGCGGAGGACATTGCGTCGATGCCCTGAGCTGCGGAGACCGATTCGTCATTGACAGCCTTGATGGCGGCCGAGAATTCGCCTGCCGGCGTTTTCAGCTCCTCCAGGGTCTTTCGCTGCCTATCGAAGATATCGACCAGCGCACCGCCGCCATCGGTGGTCTGCAGAATCTGATCAGTGAAGGCCTTATAGGCATCCTTGGGGCCAGTGAGGACCTTCGCGATGTCGGCCGTCGACATGTTCAGCTTGTCAAACGCCGCAGAGGCGGCTTGGCCCTTTCTTCCGAGATCCTCCGCTGTCGAGAAGGACTTCATCGCAGTGCCGTCGATATGGCCGTCTACAGAGTCCCAGACCGTCGCAATGGACGATCCGATGCCGCCCCATATGCCCGGAGCAGAATCAGCAAACTCTTTCTGAGCGGTGCGGGCCGAATTGATCTGCGCCTCAACCACACTCAACACGCCAGAGTCGGTGATGCCATTCGACTTGTTGTAGGCATTCTTCAGATCGTTGTTTGAATCTCGGACGCTGGCTGCGTAGTCCGAATACGTCTTCTGTGAGTTCTTGATCTTGTCGTTTGCGTCGGAGAACTTCGAGCCCATATACATGACTGCGGCACCGGCGGCCATGACACCGACCGCAACCGGGCCGCCTAACAGCGAAACTGCACTGCCGAGCCCCGACTTGAGTCCATTCATTGCCGTCGTCCCCGCACCGGCCACTCGAGCGCCCATGATCGCGGTAGAGGCAGCGGCCTGACGCATGCCGCCGACCAGGAGACCCGAGGATGCGGCCGCCGCTCGCTGGGCTGCCGCGTATGCAACCAGTGATGAGGTCGCCGAAGCTGTTGCTGCAGCCGAAAGTCGGGTTGCGATGGCGAGCCTGGCACGTGAGGCCAAACTGGCCTGTTCCGGGGGAAGCGACCCACCAATGGCAATAATGTTGGCGCGCATCATCGCTGTGTGAGCAACCAGCGCAGCCGTCTGTTGGCGCTGAATCAACATCTGGGCAGGCATCATCACCGTGCGGGCGATGATTGCGGCCTGATATCCGGTCTCGACAGTCTTGGCAATCGCGATTGAAGCGGCAAATCCAGCGAGGGCAGCCGTTGCTAGGCCTGTGTGATCCGCGAAGAATCCCATTACGGACCCGAGTGCCTTGATGCCTGTGACGGCAACTGTTGCCGTGTCACCCCCGAGCCCAACGAGCGCAGTCGCACCACCGGCGGCAGCGGAGCCGATCGATTTCAGCGCCCCGGTGAGGGTGTTGGCCCCGGATTCGACCTTGCCCATGGCGCCAGCGGCCTCACCGCCGGTGCCTTTGACTGAATCGAGAAACGCCGTGAACTTCTCACCGGACGGCGACTTGATGACTTCCCACAAGGACTGTGCACCTTCGCGGATTCGGAACAGGACGTCGACCGCTTTGGAATCCTCGAGCTGTCCCCAGATCGGGTTCGTGTAGTCACCCTTGAAGAGGATGTCTTTGACGCCGATCGCGGTTTCGCGGATCTTGAACAAGATGTCGACAGCCTTCGAGTCTTCCGACAGTCCGAATGTTGTTGCACTGCCGGTGAACTTGCCGTCCGAGAGGATCGACCAAACGCCTTTGAGTCCATCCGCAACCTGTCGGGCTTTGACGCCGAACTTCTCCATCTTGTTTGCTGGACCGTCGATGGACGCGCCCGAGGATTGGAATGCGCGACCCATATCCGTCAGTCCGGATGCGACCTTCGTTGCGCCCGCCTTCAGGATCGGTGCAACCTTGTCGGTGTACTCGGTGACCTTGGCGAGTCCGGCTTTCATCATCGGCAGGAACGGGGTGATGACTTCGGCGCCGGCGCGACCGAGAGCGGCCTTCATATTCGCGAATGAGCCGCGGAGTGTCTTCCCGGATTCGAGGGCAGCGCCGCCGATGTTGTCCTGGATGACCTTGTTGAAGGTCTCGGCGTCGACTTTGCCTTCCTTGACCATGTCCGACAAGGCATCCTGGGTGACGCCGTATTCGTCGGCGAGCCACTGGAAGATCGGAATACCGCGATCGGAAAGCTGATTGAGGTTGTCGGTGTATGCCTTGCCGGAGGTCTGGACCTTGTTGAAGATCGAGCCCATTTCCTCGAGTGAGGATCCGGCGATTGTGGCGGCGTCGCCGGTGAGGCTGAGGTACTTCGTCAGTTCCTGCCCGGGCTTGATGCCGGCGGCGACCGCTGAGGCTGCAATCGTTGCCGCGTCACCCATTCCGAAGGCCGTGCCCTTCACTGAGGCGAGGGCGGAATCCATGATGGTGGTGACACCTTCGGCGGTGTGCCCGAGCCCGGCGAGTTTGCCCTTGGCGTCATCGATAGCGACGACTCGTTGCATGCCGAGGGTGAGTGCTGTGGCTGCGACGGCGCCGGCAGCGACGGCGCCACCTTTCAGCGTCGAACCGATACCGCTCGCAATCTTCGAGCCCATCGACCTGCCGGTGTTCGTCGCTGACGCCTGCGCGCTACCGAGGGCCGTGTTTACCTGGCCGGGGATCTTGCTGGTGTCCGCAACGATCGAAAGGTAGCCAACTCCCAACTCGGTCAATGGGATTCACCTCCTTCAGATATGCAAAACGACCGCCCGCGACAGATGCCTCGGGCGGTCGTTTCGTGTGTGGTGACTAGTTGTGTGCGGCGCGTGCGCGTGCGAGTCGCTCGCGGATGTTCGTTCGCGGGGGACTCTTCTTCGGTTGCGGCGTAGTTGATCTCTTGGCGTGGATGTCGACGACGTCGGCCGATCGAACGGTTGTCGCCGCGGCGAGTTCGCGTGCAGCCATCACTCGTTGTATTCGGTCGATGGTGGGTTCTTCCGCCCGCTTCTCGGCGCCGCTACCGAGTTGGACTCGGAGCCCGCGGATCTCGTCGATCAATGCCAGCGTGAGGTCGGGGCCGACATCAGTGAACACACCGATGGGGTCGACGAGTCGTCGATATGCACTATCTCCTGGGAGGTGGGTGAGCCAGGCGTCGAAGTCCAGCCAGGACAGGGTGCGCCCGAGTTCGTCGAGTGACCTGCCCCGATCGAGCAGGTCGGAGCGGATGGCCCCCTCTACTCCGTCGCGTCGGAGGAGTCGGAGGAGGCTTCGGATTTTTCCACTGGCAGCTTCGACTCTTCCTGCCACCGGGTCCAGAACTCGTTCCGTGCGCCGTAGGGCCACTTCGCGACATGCTTTGCGAGATCAGGTTCGATCATCTCGAGCATCCACGCCAGGACGTCGAGGTTAGACGGGTATGCCGTCTCGGGATCAGCCCCGACGATGGGTTGACGATTCTCGTTGCGCTCGTCGCGTACCTTCTGCACCTCGTTGGTTCGCTCGACGATCATCGAATCGGCGTAGTCGGTGACCTCGGGCGGGATGTAACTGGTGAGCGGGATCTCGTACGAGATGGTCTTGCCGTTCTCGACGATGTCGACCTTGAACTTCTTGAACTCTGCGGGGTTGTAGACGAAGCCAGCCATTGCGTCAGGCCTTTCGATTGGTCCAATGAGGGAAAGCGCGTCGGGCCATGAGGCCACCCGGCAAGGGCGGCCCGACGCAATTGGGGTGTGAATCAACCCCTGCCGGGTGGGTTCATCAGGTGGTGACGGTGACGACAATCGCCTTGGTCACTTCGACCGCGGGGGTGGCGGAGTCGGTGACCTTGAAGGTGATCGACGGCGTACCGGCCGCCGTGGGGGTTCCGGCGAGAACTCCGGCGGGCGAGAGGGTGAGACCCGCGGGGAGGGTGCCCGTCTTGGTCCACGTCTTCGCGCCTGTTCCACCCGTAGAGGCCAAGGTCTGCGAGTACGGCGTGCCGACGACACCGGCAGGCAGCGTGGTCGTGGCGATCGCCAACGGACCGACAACAGCCTTGGCGCCGTCGTTGATGATCTCGACGACATTGACGCCTCGTCGACCGTTCGCCTCGGTCTCGTAGACCTGGATCGTGATCTGGTACTGGGTGAGCGCGTTGTGCACGTTCTGCACTTCGGCGATCTCGATGATCTGGCCCTTTTCGATGACGTGGCGCTTTTCCTGCTCGCCGTCGATCGAGTCGATGACCCAGGATTCGATCGGCAGGTCGTCGGCGGTCTGGTAGACCGTGATCTGCCGACCGTGCTCGTCGGGGTCATTGACGATGACGTTCGACGCGCCGTTGATCGCCCGAAGGACAACGGGGTCGTTGGCGTCGTTGAGGGTGATCTTGACGGTGTTGTCGGTCTCGGTTGTGACCGGGCGGGAGATGCCGCCGCCGAACTTGCGGATCTTGGTGATCGACTTGGTGCGGCTGATGGAGAATCCGGAGTCGCCGATCTCTCCGTAATCGTTGGCAAGGAATTCGGGTGCGAGTTCCTCGTACGTGGTCGTCGGGAGGGTGGTTCCGAGCTTGGCGGAGTGGAGAACGCCGCCGTCGAGCGGAGGGTTCGCGACGTAAGTCGTCGTGCTGGTGTCAACCATGATTCATTGCCCCTTTCAGGCATCGTTTGCGTCGGGCCAAAGGGGGGTGCAGAGATGTTGAGCGTCAGCCGATCTTGAGGAGAAGCTCGCCAGTGAACTGGTAACGCTCCTGGTTCGATTCGTCCGGCCAGCGATACGGTCCGGAGGTCTCTTTCCACCAGCGAATGAAACAGCCGAGGACGGTTCGACTGCGGGAGGACTTCATGATCGCGCGGACGACGGCGGCCAAGTCGTCCGCTTCGTCTTCGGTGTCCGCCCAGCATTCGAGCAGTGCGAAGACGTGATCAGTCTGACCGTGCGATGCCATGCCGCCGCCCGGGGTGCGGGAGACACGGACCTTGAGTGTGTGTCCCGGGTTGGTGCGCGGGCTCGGGGTTTCGGTTCCGACCCACACGTCGAGGTGTGCGGGCATCTGTTCCCGGATGAGTGTTGCGAGAACGGTTTCTGCCGAGGCGGGGACGATCAGGTCAGTCATCGCACGCTCCCGAGGACTCGAACCAGGGTGTTCTCTTTGGCATTGCGCCGCCTTGCGCTGTGGGTCTTGGCGTAGACGATCGCCCGCCAGCGACCTTGTGGCCTGCGTGCACCCTGCATGGAGGACCATTCGAATCCGTCACCAGCCGCGCCGGCAGCGCGGGCGGCGAGGCCGTCGACCGCAGCGACGACCGGGGCGGATCGGCGGATGTCATAGAGGGCGTTCGGCTTCCACTGCATTCTCGCTTGCGTCATCGTCGATCACCTTCTCTACGAACTCGGCAGCGATCCAGGCTTGCGGGCTATATGCCGCGATGAGCGTTCGTTTGGAAGGATCGGAGTAGACGAGCAGCACTCCGGTCCCGTTCTCGGTGACGAACGTTGTGGTGTCGTAGACAGTTTCGCCGCCGATGTGGCGCACGAGCACGACAGTGTCGCTCATCCATCCACCCTTCGGAGCTTGACGTCCACAATCCCGGGGACGAAGTAGTCGTTGTTGTCGTAGTTTCCGACTTTGACGACCTTGAGCCATCCCTCTCCGGGCAGCTCGATCAGGTCGCCCGGCTTCACCCCGAGAGCCGTTGGCGGATAGCAAGTTGCGTCGATCGCCTCTCGCTGTGCGTGGCCGTCAGTCGGTGCTGCTTCGTCGCTCGTGTACCAAAGGTGAACAAACTTAGGCTCAGAGTCAGCATGCTTCTCGACCTTGTTGCCGCGCGGACTGGACTCGGTCGAGGTGACCTTGCGCCGGTAGTTGATCGGCAGGGTGCATTGGAATTCGGCCATCAGGCATCACCTCTCGGGGGAGTGGTGTCGATCGTGAAGGCGCGACCTGTGCGGGCCGACCCACAGAGGCGTTGCAGGTCGGTGATCTCGCTCGGCCAGAACATGCGTTTGCGTTCAGATCGGTTGTCGATCGTCTGCTGAAACGGTCCAGCGCTCACCTGTGTGATGGCGCCGGAGCCGACGTCGTTCCAGCGCAGGATCGCGCCGACGAGGATGACTTTCGCCTGATCCGGATATTTGAAGTCATCTTCGACGATGCAGGGGGCGATCCATGGGGCCGACGCCATCGCAATGGTCGAGTCGATCATTGCTCGGGCTTTCTTCTCGTCGATGTTGTTGACGAACGGCCCGAGATCTTCCTCGATGTCGATGGCTACCGGCCCCATGGGTCTACCTCACTTCTCGTCGTTGTTGGCCGCGGGCTGCTCTGCGGTCCACTGGGCTTCGGCGGCGAGCCAGGCTTCGAGTGCGACCTTCTCGGCTTCGGCATCTGCTTTCGCCTGAGCCTCGGCGTCCTTCTTGGCCTTGGCCTTCTCGGCCGCAGTCTGGGCGCGGGGCTGCTCGGGAACTTCGATGCCCTCTATCGCAGCGAGAGCGTCGAGGGTCTTCTTGTCGTCGACCTCGGCGACGCCGTCGACGAACTTGACGCCGAGGTCGAAGACGATCAACTGGGGGTAGCGCGTCGAGCGCACGTCCACCATCAGAGCAGTCCGGTCAGCTTGGCATGCTTGAGCTCGTTGCCGTACTTGAGTCCGATCTCGCCGTAGAGCTGGACCTTTTCGGACGCGCCGGTCTTGGCCAGGGATTCGGCGAAGAAGTGCCCCTTGCCGGGAATCTCGAGGAACCGCGGTGCGCACTCTTCGAGGGAGACGACGGCGAGCTGTGCGGCCGGCATGTAGCGGTTGAGCATGATGTTGCAGCGACCGAAGTCGGTCTCGATGGTCTGGAGGTTCACACCGCCCACATTGCGGGTGGATTCCTTGTATCCCTTGCCGTCGATGAAGATCTTCGTCAGTGCGCGCTTCTGCTTGGCACCGACGACGATCGTGCGGGTCTCGGATTCCTGGATGCCGCCGTTCTCCCAGGCGAGCTGCATGAGGTCGAGCAGCATCGTCTCGGTCAGCGCGGCGGGAGTGCCGTTGGTGACCACGTTCGAGGTGACGGCTTCGAGGATGCCCCGTGTGCGGCGCTTGGTCGTGTTGTCGGTCGGCAGGTTGTAGGTGCCGACGATGAACGACTTCTCGACGTCGCGTGCGATCTGCTTGATCTCCGCCGCGGTCTGGAAGGTGAGCTCGTCGGTAACGGGCTGGACTCCGGCCTGCATCGGGTCGGTGCCGGTGAGCTGACGGGTGGCGCCCTGCTTGGTGTACGAGACCGACACCTGCTCCTGATGGATTTCGAGCACGTTGCTGCCCGAAGATCGCTTGCGGCCCTCAGCCGTCGGCGCATCGGCACCTTCGAGGCGCTGACGAGTTTCGTCAGCATCGCGCAGGTCAGCGGTCTGCCAGGTGAAGATCGTGGAGCCGGTGTCTTCACCGCCGGTCAGGCCGCCGATTGCGGACAGGAATGGCGTGTCCTCGGTGGAGAGCTGGAAGAGCTCGCCCACGTAGTTCGGCAGGTTATAGGTGGTCCCCATTCCGGTAATTCCGGGCATGAGAGTGTCCTTTCACTGATGCCCGAATGGATCGGGCGGGGCTTATTTGCTTGCGGTGTGGAGCTTTTGGGACTTGAGCGCCATCGCCGTCTGAATGTCTCCGGCCTTGGTCGCCGCGGCGATTCGTGCGTCGAGATCCGGTGTGTTGGCGGGGGTGTTGCCCTCACCTGGCACGACGACGCCGACACCGATCGGGGCCGCGGACTTGAGTGACGGGTTGGCGGTGATCGCGCCCTGAATCTCGGCGGTGACCTTCGCCGCGAAGTCCGGCGCACTCGGATCGAGGTCGAGTGATTCGATCTTCGCCATGAATGAGCGGGAGTCGATCAGCGAGTTGGCATTTGCCTCTGCACCCGGCGCGAGTCGCAAGATCGCGTTCTCGACTTTGGCTTCACGTTCCCCGCGCTGTGCAGCGGTGAGGTCAGTGGTGAGCTTGGCCGGATCTGGCGGTGTTGCCGGATCAGTCCCACCGGTGAGTCCTGCGAGGAACTGGTCATACTTCTCAGCCTTCGGATGATTCGCTTTCGCTCGCGTCTCCCACTTGCGTGAGTTGTCCAGAGCATCCTTGACCTGCGCGGGTGTCATTCCCTCGAAAGTCGTCGCCCATTCGTCCTGTGCAGGAATGGCGGGCGGGGTTGCAGCGGGCGGTGTCGCCGGATCCGCGGGTGCGGGCGGCGTCGCGGCCAGCGCCTGGGGGTGAGCCTGGGGATCGGGATCTCGGCGAGGATGGCGCCGTGCGGCGCGGGATCCGGACGGACCGAAGATGTCGACCGCCGAGGTGGCGAATCCGAGACGTGCTGAACGAGTGTGTTGCATTTCTACTCCCGTGCGGGATAGGTCAGCACCGTGCGGCGCTGGGGGAATGTGGAACCCGAAACTCATCCGGGCATGACAAAGGCCCCGGAGCGAAATGCTCACGGGGCCAACCTCAAGTCCGATCAGACGCTGCGCAAATCCCGGCGGTTCAGCGCCCGCAACCGATCAACCTTCTGCTGAAACGATGCACGAAATGGGGCGCGAATCGCCTTCATCTCGACACCCCAATACTCGGCCTCATCAATCAACGAGGGAGGCAATCGGATCTCTTGGTCGGCAGCCACACTGACAGTCAAGGACAATGCTCCCGCTGACTCGCCGGCATCGATCGACAATTGGGTGACCTCGCGAGTCTCGTCGCCAAGCGCAGAATCGACACGCAACAGCAAGTCATCTCGAACTTCAGAGAGAGACCGCATACCCAAATCCTAGTCAGACGGGTTCGGTGGTTACCTGTTCGTCAGCCATGATGCGGTCTCTGAGGTTAGAGACTGCGAAGGTGCCAGCTAGACCGATCGATCTCCGTCTCAGAAGCCGCTGGGAACGGTAAGGCCTCAACCAACTGATCGGCGAAACCCTCAAGCGCATCCTCATCCAACAGGTACAGGTCAACAGCGACCGTGAACCCTGGATAGGCCGTGGCCCCTTCAACATCGAAATACTTGAAGCCGACCTGATCCGCCCACGCCTCAACGGCCGCCCGGACCTGATCCTCCGAGGCGCCCGCGACGAACACAGAGACGTCAGCCATGAGACCAGGATATCGCGCCAGCAGCGGTCTCACGGAAGATAATCAGCACCTCGTCGAGCTGTTGACCGTAGCGACGCAACGCGTCCTGCATCCGTTGTTCAGCGGTCTCGGTTGTCAACCCGACTGGGCGGCCGTCGATGACTACCCGGCATGTGGGCATGCGAAAGGCCCCGGAGCGGAATGCTCACGGGGCCTTTGCGATGTCGTTGTTGCTATGCGGCTACTTGAAACTTGACCTGTTCAGTCCATTGGCGAATCCGGTCGCCATCGGGCGCGGTGTCCGGCAGAACCTCGAGGAACGCATCGATGTGGTCGCGGATGCCGGCGGGGATGACGAGGTCGAACTCGATAGCGTCTTGCAACACGAGATCGACAGCAAAGGCAGGGTCACCAATATCGAGGACGCTCTCGATGTAGGTACGAGCCTCGACGGGCAGGCGGGGCAGGATCGCAGCGGCGATGATGCCCGCTTCGCGATCGTATGCGTCGGCCTGCTCCTGATTCATATCGCCACCTTATCGCTTTCGTGGCCGCGGCGGGAGCTCATACAGAACGGATCTGTCGAGTTCGAGCGCTCGCACCTCTCCGGTAGCCCGGTCATTCTTGACGACACCGGCTCCGTTCACTGGGTAGGCATGCCGCATGATTTCCGCACCATCCTTCGGGTACGAGGCGACTTCGACGATCACTCCGTCGATTTCGAGGCGGCGGAGTGTTGCATCACCGCGTTGCATGGTCCAGTGATGCTCGTCGACGGTCGCACGCACCGCGGCGATGATGCGGTCATCGTCCCAGTCTGGCGGGAACTCGGTTTTGCCTGGGCGTCCGACTCCGGATCGATGTCCGCCGGCCTTGATGTTGTCCGGTTCGCCGTCGAGGATATGTCGGCGGTCTCGAGCGGTGATGTCGATGTGCGGCGTTTCGGCCTCAGCTCGCGTCAGTCGTTTCGGAAGTGGTTCGCCATCCTCGCCGCCGGGGATGATCTTCCCGCTCACAGGCGGTTTGATCGGCGGCTTGGCTCCACCTGCTGCGACCTTAGGACTTGGCGGCGCCTTACTGACGGTTTCACCGGCTCGCATGTGTGCGAGCACAGCCTTGGTGTCGAGGGCGCCGTGGTCACCGAGTTTCGGCGTCGCCCGGACCGCGTCGCGGTATTCCTTCTCCCATTCCTCGACGTAGGCCGGCGGCTCGTACGTTGCGCCGGGGCGAACCATGACCGCCATGCAGTGACAGTGGTCGTGGTAGCGGCCTCGACCTTCGGCCGACACCGACGCACCCTTTGACGAGTAGACCGCACCTCGGGTGGCGAGCATGCGACAGAAGGCGCAGGCGGTCGCCGAGGCGTGCCGTGCCCAGGTGGCGCCGGTTTCTCGCTTGGCGTTGTCGACGATCGTTGCCCGGTTGGCGTTGAAGATCGTCCGCTGCGCGAGTCCAGCGAGACGACCGAGTGCAAGCTGCCCAGTTGCGTACAGCGCCCAGGATGTGGATGCCGCCATCTGTTCGGTGGCGGCGATCGCGGCAGGGGCTGCGCGGTAGGGCAATTCGGGTGCCGCATCGTCGTACCACTGTGCAGATAGGTCCGCCGCGGTCGAGGCGTAAGGAGTGAGCACCTCCGGCGTAGCGGTGACGATCGTCTCGCGAAACTCGTCGGTGGACAGATCCATTGCCGAGGCGCCGCGCCACAGATCATTGACGTCGCGGACCGCCAGCAGGTTCAGGTTCTCGAGGATCTCCCGTTGGTCACTGAGCGGGGGCATCGGGAACGTTCTCGGCAGGCGTTCGCCTACTTGCCATCTCGATCACGTTGGGGTCTCCAACCTGCCGTCCGGCGTTGAGGATTCCGTCAACTCGGCCTGCGAGTGCGGCTTTGCGCATGTCTTCCATTGCGCGCGCGACCGTGGTCTCGTCCCAGCCCATCATTTCCAGGCCCACTGCCGAGTCCTGCAGCTTCGGGTACGCCTGGATGAGCTTGACGACGAAGTCGCCGGCCGAGGACTGGGACATTGTTGCGGGGTTGCGCCACTTGGCCCGCAGCCTGCGCCATTCGTCGGGGATGGAATCGCGGTTCTCGCGGATCTGCAGACCAGTCAGGACGGCTCGGACCCACGTTGTGCCGAATACCTGGTTGCAGTACTCGGCTTCGATCAACAGGTCTTCCTTCGCGGCGTGGATCGCGTCCGAGGAGGACGGATTGTCCTGCACCACACCGAGAGAGCCGACTGGGATCGACGTCTCACCCGAGAACTGCGTGGCCAGCGTCCGGAGCTGATCCGAGTGCGGTTGCGGAGACGCCGCGGCGAAGGTGCCGACCTCGGGGAGATCGCCTTCTTCGGTGCGGCCGGCCGCCCAGAGGCGACCCATGATCGCCTGCCACTGGGTCTTGAGGTTGCCCTCGGCGTCCATGAACATCGACTCGTCGGCGCCCATGATCCATCGTTGCGGTGAGGAGTAGAACTCGGCTGAGACCTCCATGCGCACTGCGGTGCGCAGGGCGGAATCGGCGAGTGCCATAACCGGCCGAGAGATCCGAGAGGCACCGAACGGGCGCTCGAGGTTCGGCTTGTGCACCAGCAGTTCGACGGGGAGACGACCGAGGGAGTGCTTGCGGCGCTCGACCTTCCACCCGAGAGTAAAGCGGGTCATCGTGATTACAACGTCGGTCAAGTACATCATCAAGACGGTGGGGGTTCCGTCCTCCGAGGTGTCGACGATCGCCAGGTGGGCCGAGAGTCGGCGTCGGCGACGATCCCACAGCGCCGTTCCCGACATCGCTGATCGGGTGGTGATCAGGACATCCGGTTCACCGGACGCGACGTCGCCTTTGGTTGTGGCCACGAATGCACAGCTGTGGATATATGCGGACGTATGCGCCTGGGGCGCTTCGATGTCCATGTCGTTCGCGTTCCACATGGAGTCGATGCCCATTTCCAGCGAGGAGCCGCCGGGGATGACGAAGCCGTCCATCTTGTTGCGCCGCGCGAGTCCGTCGACAGCTTTGGCAGGCCAGCCGAGAACCATCTCGATGTTGACCATCTCCGGCGGAATAGCGATCCCGAGATCCTTGATCAGATTCTTCGAGTCGTAGTACGTCTGGCGAATCTTGTTGCGGGCCAGCTTCTTCATGTACTGCCGGATCAGTTTGTCGAGCGTGTTCTGCTCGTCGGGCTTCAAATCGGGGATCTGAGTGCCCGACGTGAGCGTGACAGGGCTGATCGCGCCGCCGAGAAGGGGAACATTCATTACGACAACACCAAAACCCTTCCCGTTCCGCTGGATGTGCGGACCTTGTTGCTGTTGAGTGCGAGGCGTCGACCGAGGAGTGCGCCGACCATGCAGACTGCGAGGTCGACCAGTTCGCCGGAGTCGCGGGACTTCTTGCCGAGGGAGTCGCCCCACTTGTTCGGGCGCATCTTCGCTGCGTGGACGTGCTTGCGCAGTCGCGGATCTCCGTCGTGGAGCAGCGTGCCGTCGTCGTCGATCATCTTCACGGTGAGTTCGGCCTGCTCGGTGAACTTCTGATTTCGGATCACGCCGCCGCGCTGCGAGAGACGCATGTCGAATTTGACCGAGTGGCCCTGCTCGCCTGGAGTCGCCCAAAGCTTGAGCTTCTTCCTGAAATCGCGATGCCAGTCATCGATCAGGTTGATCCAGTACAGCGCTTCGTCCTCGTCATCCTTGGCGGGCGAGGGGTCGACGCCGAACCACACCACCTTGTAGCGATCGAAGGTGCGGCGAACGACGTCGTCGACCTCGTCTCGTTTGACGCGGAACGGGCCCTGCTTCTTGACGTCCCAGCCTGGGGTCTTGGCCCACATGTCGATCGTCTGCACGAATCCGTCCGAGAGACGCGCGGCGACGAGACCGGTCGCATCCTCGGATTTTGAGCAGTCCAGGAACATCGCGATCTGGTCGCCGGGCTCGAGCCGCATACTTGAACGAGCGAGATCATCGAACTTGCGTGGATCCACCCATGCGTCGGCCGCGGCGGCCAACCCGTTGAGGTAGAACCGAATCGTGTCCGCGACGGTCGTACGCGAGTCGAGGACTTCACTTTCGAGGCGATCGAGATCCGCCCAGTCCGCATCCATGTAGGCGGCAGCGAGACCTGCGCGCAGGGATTCGTCGTCGGTGATGTCCGTATCCGGCGGTGCTTCGATCGAGTCGTACAAGATGTCGCGCCGCTTGGCGTTCGGATGCTGCTGAGCCTGCCATGCCTCGAACGAGAGCTCGGCAACCGAGTCGCTGCCCATCTGGTGGGCGTTGGTGTACTCGAACACGCGTGCCTGAATCGACGCAGGCGACTTGCCGACGTTGCGACGTGCCACCGCGGCGACCTGGTGCCCGCCATTGCTCTCGGTCATGTGGTGCGACTCGTTGAGCATGATGTGCGTCGCCGGGTCACCCTCGGCGGTCTTCTGCGAGGAGGTCAGGAGCTCCATCCGGCCGCCCTGATTCACCGTCGTGCGAGTGTCGCCGCAGTCGAGGCCGAACTCCTCGCGCGTTGCACTGGGGAGCATCGCATTCGCGACCCGCAGCACGTCTTTAGCCTGGGCCTCGGAGTTCGCAGCGATCTGCACGAGCGGGAGCCGGTGGCGAATACCGATGATGCGGCCGGAGCCGTCCCGACCGATCTGCGAGGGCCCGATGAGCTCGAGCAGGCAGATGCAACCACCGAACGGGTCCTTGCCGGTACCCTTCGAGCCTCGTTTGACCGCCGAACGATACAGCCAGCGGCCAGTTTTCGGATCGACAGCGTAGGTGAGGATCACGAACATCTTCTGTCCGGGCGTGAACCTCCAGCGTTGCCCGGTGGTGGGATTGACGAACCACTTCTCGGCGAATCGAATCAGCGCGGGACCGAGTGAAACCTCGGGCAGTTCCGCGAGCCGATCGGGGTGATTCCATTCCTTCGATGGATCGCCAGGCCAGGGGATCGTGCGCCACGCACCGGATGGATCGATCCAATATCCAAGGAGAGTGTCGAGATCAGAGGACATTTCGGTAGTCCTCCATCTGCGCTACGCCGGCCGAGGGGGTGTCCTCGTCTTCGATCAGCGGAGAAGCCTCGGCTGCATCCGGGTCGATGTACCGGATCCGCATGTCGCGGCGATGCTCGACCGTGTTGCCCAGCAACTTCTCTCGGGCACGGAGTTCGGCGGCGGCCTTGACGTCGCCGTCGTGGAACTCTGCTGCGATGAGCGCGGTATCGATGGCGTACTGCCAATCCGAATCCGACCACAGCACGCAGTGCGGCATCGTCGAGATCGCTTTCCACCACCGGCGAGTCAGTGTCGGCCAGGACTTGCCCTGCAGCCGCTTCGAGGGAAGCTTCGGTGCGTCTGCGAACGGGATGTCCTTGACGTCGGTCCAGTCGTGTTTGAGCGCATGACGATTGACGCGCTGACCTTCGGCTTTGGGCTTTCGACCGGCAATGGCCACGGCTGATCACCTCAGTTCGCGCGTAGTGCGCCTGCCGGTGTCTCGGCGGGGCATGATTCAGGCGTGAAAACGTTGAAACGAAATTTGTGGATCCCAGCGGTATGTGTCGGTGTCGCGTTGATCGTTCTTGTGACCTGTCTCGCCCGGAAACCGACGAAACCGCATGCAGTGAGTCCGGTTTCCGACGAACTGCAGGTATTTGCCGCTGCAGTGGCTCCGATCGGCGCTATCTTCACTACGATCGGCGTCGGTGTGGCGCTGTTCGTGGCAATCCGCGACAGTCGCCGCTTCGCGAGGGAAGAGCAGCTACGCCATGAGCAAGACACGGCGCGGCGAGCGGACCAGGCGCGACTCGTTCAGATCGTGTCGTACACGAAGAATCAGGGGGACCTTCGTCGTATTTCGATCGAACTTGAGAACCTCAGCGATCTTCCGCTGCTCGATGTCGAAGTATTCGTGCCAGCGGATTTCGAAGATCGCCTCATCACAAAGAATCCGATGCACCCTACGCAGGTGTCGCAGGGTCGAACCATTAGGCCGGTCAAACCCGGTGAGGTTATCAGCTGGTGGTTTTGGTGCGATCCTGCCGACGAGAGCCAAGCCCGCAGCCGTGTTGGGATGGTGTTCACAGATGTCGCAGGGGCTCGGTGGATACGGACGCCCAACGATCAACCCGCGCTGGCCCCGAGCCCAGAATCCGGACCGGTGTGAATCTGAACTTCGCTGGAAGTTCGGGCATTTCACACTGTGGCTGAGGCCCTATGCCCTCCGTGGCCCCCTGACGAGGGGGGAGGGGGTACCCCCCGGTCCATCGGGGCCGGTCAGAAGGTGGTCAGTCGACAGGGATGCCGGGGTGGCGCTGAGCAGGCCGCTGACGCCTTCGACGACGCCCTTCGGCAGCTTCACGGCCCGTCTTCTTCTTGTGGCAGGGCACGCATCTCGTGCGGCCGTTGCCGAGGGTCGTTGTGCCACCGAATGCGACGGGAGTCTGATGGTCGGCGTTGACATCACCTTTGCCAGCGGTGCCCTGGTAGCCACAGTCGACGCATCGGTACCCATCTCGGCGCAGTACGGCCTTGGCCCAGCGTCGGTGCTCCTTGGTGGTGGTGCGCGTTGCGCCTCCATTGGCCCATGCCATGACGGTTACGGCTCCGATCTGGGCTGTCCGCAGCCCTTATGCCTATCGCCAGGCCAAGGCCCAATGTTCATAGGTGGCAGCCACATCCGAAGTAGTTGGACCACAACCCAGAAGAACCCTCTGGTCTCACTCATCGCCATCCACCCATTGCCTGGCGATCGCGTCGTCATGTCGGGTACAGACCCACTCGATCGGGATGCGTAGCCGATGTAGTGCCTCATCGATCCAGCACCACGGCGACCACCATCCACAGCTGAACAGCAGACCCTTGGGTTGGCGCATGTCATCCACCCCTTTGTTTCCCTGGCCGGACTCGAACCAGCATCCTCGCCACCAGGTGACGTGCTCTACCAACTTGGAGCTACAGAGAATCCCTATTCAGTTGTGACCCACCCAGGCAGCGCGCGAGCCGAGCCGAGAGACGGCCATGGTGCTTGCTTGGATTCCGTGCTCCCCGTCCATGTGCGGGGCGGTGACTTACACCGGGGTGGGGGTCTTGTGCACCCAGCCCCGGAGCGCGCGGCCGGCGAGGGGCGGCACTCTGCAACAGGGCTGGGTGGCTTTGGAGGTCCTAAACGAAAACAACCCCCGACGTTTGGCCGGGGGTTGTTTCAGTATTTGGGGTCCACGATTGCTCGCGCGAGGTCAAGTGTTGCACGCAGGTAGAGGCGTTGCAACCTAGTCGTCACTCTGTGAAGGTTTCGACGAATCGCGGGCAGGTGAGTCAAGGTAGCCGCGGATGCGCGGCCATGACGTCAGCAGAAGCTTCATGTTTTCTTCTGAGATGTCGAGGCTGTCTCGGTGCCGGGCGTCTCTTGCGAGTTTTGCGATTTCGGCTGCGATAGTAAGAGTCTCATCGTCGCCGTCAACGCTCTCTAGTTGATCGGCAAGTCTCTCTAGGGCTATAACTGACGATCTTGCTGTGTTGCCGAATAACAACATGTGCCGCTTCCGAAGTCGGCTTTCAATCATTGTGCCGTACGCTTCGAGTCCCGCTTTGGGATTCAAATCGGAGATGAGCTCGAATGGAACGACGCTGTCGATTTCCCCGGAACTGGATGTTTCAGAGGGCGTCGCACCGGCGGATTCCGCTTGTTTGCCACTTTGGTCTAGGGTGGCCGTGATCCTTTGGATTTGACTCGTAAACTGGATCGAATTGCCCTCCTCCGTCACACCGAGATTCAGTCCATTGCGCCGATCGCGCCAGGATTGGAAATAGGTTTTGCGAATTGCTGCATCATCCTCAAACGCCCGGACCACAGCAAGCTGTGCTTCGTGGTACCGCATCGCCCACTCGCCTGTGATGTCGGATGGGCGGTTGACTTCCCTCACGATGTCGTTCATCTGGTCGAAAAGCTTGTGAGACTTCTTCAGCCCTAGCAATCCGAGCTTCATGCTGGCAAGTATGCACGCATCGAGGTTGACCCTGATTTGGTCGGTACCTTTGACACTTTCATCACCATCTTGGATGTTTTCAAGAGCCAAATCCATCGCAGCGATCGCCTTGGATGCTTTTACAAGGGCATTAATCCGGACTGTCCGATCGTCACGCAAATCTGTAGCTCGCACCTGCCGGAGAACGCCTCGATACGCGATTGTTGCGGCACCAAGCGCAAGTAGTCCGGCAATCAGCGTGGCAAGAGGCTGTGTTAACCCAGAACCTCCCGCAGGAACATTCTCAATCAAAATCTGTGGCATGTATGACGCTGGTACGGGTGGCACCGGAACCGACTCCTGTGTAGTCGGCAGATCCTGAGCCAGCAACTCCGGCCACTCGTTCATCGATTCCCTTTCATCGGTGATTGGTTATCGTATCCAGGTCGCTGGGCAGGCGATCGCTGCGACGTCGCTTCAACTGTCGATGTCGAGATCGTCGTTGTCGCGGGAGCCGACCACGCCTAGTTGGCCACTCACGACTCACCCCTCATTCGTGCGTCTCGAACCTCGCTGAACTTGTACATCGGTGGATCGCTCCTTCTCATCCAGTAGTGGGAGACAGTGCCGTCGGCCTGTTTCCATGCGTGCGGCGCGATGACGTCGCGACTATGCCATGACCGGATCGTGCCTGCGGGAATTGGTTCGCCGAGCTCACGCGTGAGACGTTCGATCTCCGCAGCAGTGAACAGGCGGTCGTCGATCTCGCGCATCATTGCGCGCTCGAGGTCCGAAATCCGATGATGCGTCCAGCAGCGCGGGCAGCTCACGTAATCCTCGCCGCGTTCGACGTACAGGTCGGCCGCGCAGGTGAACGGTTGCCGCTCCTCGTCGTAGCCCACGTGCGGGCACGGTCCCTTATACGACAACTCGGGAAGTCGGTCGATCGCTTTGCGGCACCGAGTAATCGCGTCCTCGATCCCGTCGAACAGTTCGGTAACAGCAGGGTGACGACGTAGATCGTGGGCGTATAGCGAGAGCCAGATCGCCGCCAGTTCGGCGTCGAGTGCACCGTCCTGCGACAGCGATGCCGGATCTGGCCGGCGACTGTGCCGGTGACGATGAACCATGTCGCGCAGTCCTCGTGAGTCCAGGGCCGCATCCAGGTCGCCACCGATCAGCGCGTCGAGATCGCGCGCCCACGTGACCAATTCGTTCGTCAGCGCGTCGAAGGGGCGTTGGGTTGGACGCTGGTCGTACTGGTCGAGCCTGATCGGCAGCGCGGTCTCGGCACTCTTTCCGCGAGCGAGGTTGCTGCTCATGCGATCCTGACGTGAGCGCGTGATCAGGATGTCCGAGACCAGCCCGGGCACCGACTCCAGATTCTTGACGAGCGTGGCCATGCAGTCATGGCACAGGTCAAAGTCGTCGGCCACCGTGCGCCCGCAGTTGTGGCAATCCGTGGTCATCGGTGCCTCCTTCGTGAATTGGTGCGAGTCCTGCGCTGTCGGCCGGTGTCGACTGCCCACATCGGCGGTGTCGTGCTCGGACGAGGTAGTGCGCGCTCTTGTGTTGTGCGGGTGCCGGATTCGGGGATGATGTCGGTCATCGGTTCAGCCCCGTCCAGTTCACATTCGGCGAAAAGTGTTGCATCAGTTCGGGTTCGTGCCATCCGAGGTGCATTGCGCCGATTGTGGCGAGTGCCAACGCATCGGCCTCGTTGTCGTTCCGGACCTTCGCGTGCGGCCATAGATCGCGCATGGCGTTGACGACCTCACGCTTGTCAGCCCTGCCGTCGCCCGTTGCGTACTTCTTGAGCGTCGTCGCGCCCACTTCGACGACCGGGATCTTGCGACGCGCCAGGAACTCGGTCACGCGGTAGTAGAGCGCGCATCGCTCTTGGTACTTCGCGGCGAATTTCGGCGCGGTGAACGGCAGCTGTTCGATGACGACGAGACGGACGCTCGAGGGCATCGAGCGGATGATTCGCTCGAACTGGTCTCCAATGCGTGTGCTCCGCTCGGCGAGGGTGGCCGATTCGGACCCGCTCACGCCAACGGTGACAAGCTTCGGGACGTTCGGGGTGTCCGTGGTGCCGGGAGAGCCCAGAATTGCGATTCCGGCGGCTGTGAGGCTCGGGTCGAGCCCGACGACTGTGGTCATCGCTGAGCCTCGCGTTCGGCGTCGAGCTGGCGCAGTCGCTTTTGGCGCTCGGCCCGCTGATTGCGCGCAGGGTGGGCCGGGAAGTTCTGCAGCGGATGGGAGTTGCCATAGCGATCCTTGGTCGTGCACACCTCGGCGGCCTTGGCGCCGCAATACGTGCAGATCACGGCGAGCGATTCGTCGCGGGTGATCAGATCCTCAAAGTTGTTCATCGTCAGCCTTTCGCTTCGCAGTCTCGGCAAGGGCCTCACGGACGCGTGCCACTCCTCGGCGGTTGGTCTCGACCCGCTCGGGGTTGTGCTCGCAGACGGTCGTGCCGAAGTAGCCGCGCTCGTCGCACAGCTCGCACTCGTCGATCGCGTCCTGGATGAACTTGGCCCGGCGCTTGGCTTCGGACGACTGAGCGAGCTTGACGGCGTGGGCTTCGTTGCGGTCCCAGACTTCGCGGGCGCGCCGTGCTTCGCCGCAGGCATGGCACGGGCTCGTCGTCGGTTCGTCAACGTGCTGAGGGCAGTAGCGGGGTGGGGGTTCGGTTGCGCTCGCGTCGTAACCTTCCGTACTTACGTAACTACTTTCTTCTTCTTTTGTAGTTGGAGTTTGAGTAGCTGTAGCAGTAGTAGTAGTTCGGCCGGGGTTAACGGGACCCTTCGGTTTAGGGTTTCCCGAGGGGTTTCCGGAAGGGTTAAACGAACCCTTTACGGAAGGGTTTCGCGAGGGGTTAACGGAGCCCTTAAGCCAGGGGTTCGAGGCCAGCAATTCGGCCGGATCAACGGCGTTCTGTCCCAACAGATTGACGACTTGATCCCGCTTCCAAGCTGACAGACCCGGCTCGGAAACGCGCAACTTTGCGACCTCGTGAACCACTACGCCACGCAGACTTCGGGAGGACAGATTCGCGCGGTCCTTGGACATTGCAACGGCCATATTCGGCTGCCTGCATAGTCCGTCGTGCTTGATCCACGACCGCACGAGGACTTCCTCGGTCTCCGGGTCGACGACGATGAAAAGGTTCCGAGCGAGCTCCATTCCGGCTTCGATCACGAGTTCCGGAGTGAGGTCGGACGCGCGAGTCGAGAGTTTGCCGGGATGCCATTCGACCGATCCGCAGAAGCTCAGATTCGGGTGGGTCCACAGCACGAAGTAGAGGTGCTGCGCGGACGCGGATAGGTCGAGAAACTCGTCACTGGACCAAATGTCTCGGTTCATCCGCGTGAATTCGCTGGCCATGATTTGCGATCTCCTTTCCTGGGAGCGGTTCGGTCGTACGGTCGGGGCCTTGGAGGTAGCGGCTGGACATTGGGCACGAGTTGCCGGCCTTGTCACGGTGGTGACCGAATCGGAAGTTTGGGGCGATCGGAATAGGCCGCCAGCAGACAGGGCAACGTTTGTCGCTCATCCCGCATCCCCCGGAGCGAAGAGGACACGGACTTCGCGCCCTGCTAGCGGCTCCCAGTAGTTGCCGTCATCCCACAGCCATGCACCGTTTCGCGCTTTGAGTGCGGTCACGTCTTCCGATCTGATAACCGACCCGAATGGCAGCGCGTCGAGTTCGGCCGCGCTGGTCACGGTGCGAGGCTTCGACCAACCAGTGCTCTGAAGTGCGGCGGCAGCGAGATGGCACTCACGTGTGCAGTCTTCGACATTGTTTGCGCACACGTGGACGTGGATGACGTCGGCCAGTTCGTCCGGCGCGGGTGTGGCCTGTGATCGAATCCCACTCACAACGACTCCTCGGCCGCAACGAACGGGGCGAAACGGTCAGGGAATCCCGGATGCCACCGAAAGCCCCTCTCTGAATACACTTCCCAGGACTTGCGGTCTCGCCGCCACTTGTCGCCTTCGCAATCCTTGATTAGATACACACTCTTAGGTACGTCTTCGATCCGCATCCACGGTCCGGTTTCGGTGGGGGCAGGGACAACCGGCGAGGAGGCGGGATGTCCGCAGGGGCATATCCCGTTCTTGGTGATCCAGACCGCGTGGTCGTGCACCAAACCCTTGGCGTCGTCATGCTCAGCCACGGCACGAATGGTGTCGAGCACCTCGTACGTCTGCCACGAGCAACCGACGCACGCTGTCCCGTCTGCCCGCTGCTGGCCGAAGATAAATGTTTCATGCTTGCCTGGGTTCGCGTCGCGAATCTGGTTCGGGGTCAGCAGTGGTGGACGCGTCTCCGCTTTCGTCTCCTCCTCGGCGGGTTCGGCAGGGGCGGGCAAACTGTTGCACTCTGCGACAATGTTGCCCCTGAGCTGCACTGGCGCAACGTCTGCCGGGTTCGCTGCGTACGCCTTCAGGTCGGTAACAGCTTCCGGGTTGCGGCTCAGGCGATCTGTGGCGGGTTCAGTTGCCGGGAACAGGGCGCGTAGACGAGCGGCTGCCGCGTAGTAAAGTCCACGCTCCTTCGCGTCGTAGATTTCCATCGGGCTGTTGTTCACCACTGTCCGCACGTCTTCCACCTGTTCGGCGGTGAGTGCCATACCGCCGGCAGGGATGAGACGGCCGGTGGACTGGAGATGTGTGAGAGCGACCGCGGCCACCTCCTCCCATTGCGACCATCGATCGCACGTCACGGAGAGTTCTTCGACGAGTGCCGCCGTTTCAGGGTTCTGGTTGGTGACGTCAGCGGCATCGGCGCGCATCTCGGCGACGGCTGCCGCCATCTCCTGTCCGATCCTTGTCAGCTTCTCGATCCGACTTTCAGTCATTGTGGATAACTCCTTGTTCATAAGCGGGCCGCCGCCAATTCGACGGCGGCCCGGGATCTACTGCCGGGTTTGGTTAGTCGTCAGACGAGAAGGTCGGGCCGGTGAAATCCGATACGTTGGATGGGGTTTCGTCGTCGGGTTCCGACTCGCTGGGCGTGTCGTAGAGACTCGGCTGCTCCTCTTCGACGTCGTCAATCGCGTGGTCGACGCCCGTCAGCACGCGGTCAACTTTGATCGTCTGGACACGCCGCATGCCCTCGTGGGACTGCTGCGACTGGCTGTGACCCGAGACGGTGCCGGCGATCGTGAATGTGACCTTGGTGCCGATCTCCTTCTCCTCGAACGATTCGGCGGACAGGCCCGTGAACTTGACGCGGGCCTCTTCGATCAGGGGTTGAGCGCTCACTGTGAATCTCCTTCTGTTGTGGCGGATTCGCCGGGTTCTTGGATCTGGGGGTTCTCAAGCTCGGCAAGGCGGGCCTTCCACAGCTCGAACAGTGGGTCGCGATGGACTGCAAGGTCGAATGTCTTGAGCTGCGCGGCAATCTCATTGAGTTCGTCCCGGTTGGCAGCCTGGGAGATCCCCTCTGCGATCTCGGCGGCCTGCTCGTTGGTGATTGTCGGCGGGGCGTCGGGGAGTGGCTCTACCCTGAAGAGCTCCTTCTTGCCTCGCGTCTTCGTGAGCGGAATGGACTTCGCCTTGTCGAGGTTCGACATGTGACTGATTCGGATTCCACCAACCTTGCTGGGCCCGAACGTGATTTCCGGGTCGCGGTAGATCACGAGTTTGCGGCCGACGTAGGTCCCGGACTTCTTTCCCCAGACTTCAATGAGCACGCGAAGCATGCTCTTGCCTGGTCGATACGGCCTGCCCGGCCCGAACTCGGCGGTGACAATCTCGACAGGCTGGTCGCTGTTGCCCTTGCGCACCTCGGTGATCGTGACGATCTGGGGGCCGCCAATGAGGTCGTCGGCGTTGATCTGATCGGACCGCGGTGCTGCTGCTGCGACGAGATCGACGTCCATTACTCGAACTCCATTTCCGTGAAGACGCGCTCTGTCATGGGGAATCCGACGACCGACTCTTCGTAGGCGCGAATCATCTCGGCCGAGTTCGCTTCGAAGGTGCTGGCTGCAGCGGTGATTGCGTCGAACCAGCGCTGGTCCGGAAACACGCGGGTCACCCACAGGTGCATGCCGCCGGAGTAGCTGACGTAGTCAATCCACTTGCGCCCGGAAACCAGTAGGCCGCACTGCAGCTGGGCCATGTTCTCGGCAGGTGGTTCGCCAGACAGGACGGTTTCGAGCTGCTTCTTCTGTTTGCGTGACTTGACCTCGATCAATCCGTCGTCGCCGACCAGGCCATCGGGGGAGTAGCCAAGCTTGACGCCGCGGTCTTCGCGAATCATGAAGCCGATCTCGCGCACTGGCACGTTGAAGTGCTCGGCATACTTGTCGCGCGCCCTCGGCTCGTCCTCGATTCCGCGCATCATGTCGTCACTGACGAATGTCGGGTCGGTCCAGCCTGTGATGCGTTCGGCCACCAGAAGCGCCGTGAGTCCACGAGATGTGTCATTGCTGGCAACTTCGAGGATGGTGCGTGAATCGCTCTGACGGGCAGCCTCGGCACGCTCTGGATGGAGGGTCTTGATGATCGCGCCGGCCTTGACTTTGCTACGGCATGGGTCGTCGGCGGGAGCGTCACATGCCGGGCAGGCGTAGTCGATTGCCGTCAGTGAGCGGCTGGTGACGAGGTTGCCGACGACGGATGCGGTCACGATGCCGCGCCGCTGGTCATGCCATTCGTCCGTGCCCTGTTCCAGTTCCGGCAGTTCGATCAAGTTTGGTGTCGTCATTTCTTCACTCCTGCCAATGTGGTGGACAGCAATTCGATGGGGTGGAGACCGCCGTAGACGTGCTCGCCATCGCGGTAGCAGTCGATGCGAATCCGGGTGCCTTCAACGTTCATTCGGCACTTGTTCACGCCGTCGATGTGTTCGCTCATCTCTGCCACTCCGGAGCGTCGTCGCGGGGGTTGTGCTCATGAAACGGATCAGGGTCGGCGGGAAGGCATTCCTCGGAGAACGGGTCCACGCCGAGGTCGAGGTGTTGGTAGGTCATCGAGGACCACCTGTCGCCGAGACGATCTCGGAGGCGTGGATCAGGTGGCCGAAGATGTCGACCTTGGCGTAGACAACCTCGTCGTCGACGGGAAGCCCAGCGAAACCAGCGCGCATCGCATACTTGAGCGCGGCGGGGTTTCCGTCCGCGAACATCCAGGAGGACCCGTGCACGCGGTCCCACCAGTCTTCAAGTCGGTATTCCAGCGTCTCGCCTTCAATCTTGATCTCGACAGTCTGGCCTGCGAGTGGATGCGGTTCGGTGTGGATCATGTTTTGCTCCTGTCGAATTCGAGGTTGGTGGGGTGGGTGGGCTCGGTCCGATTGCCGTAACGAACGTTGACGAGTTTGATTCCGACAGTGACGATTCCGAGGATTACGCCGGATTCCTTCTTGCCCGTCGATGGGTGGGTGTAAATGACTCGCGCGCCGGGTTTGGCCTTGGCGGCAAGGAGCTTCATGGTGCGACCGTTAGGGATTCGACGACCGCCGAGACGAGATCTCTTGCATTGGGCGGACATACGGCGTTGCCTGCCTGACGAACCTGCTCGCGCTTGTTGCCGAGGATGGTGTAGCCAGGCGTGAACGCCATACCTGCTGCGATCTCGTGCGGCTCGAGCATGCGGAACATGCAGTCGTCGACCTTCGGCTGCTCCCACGTCGTCAGCGATGCCGTGGGGACGGCGGTCAGTGTCCGCAACGTGTCGTTGATCGCCGTCGACATCTCGGAACCGTCACCCTTGCGAGAGCTGTTGTGCCGCGTGATCATCGCGTGATGCAGACCGTTGGCGGCGAACGTGTCGAGAGGTTCCGACATAGCCTTTGGCGTGTTGTTGTTGCGCATCGGAACGATGAACGCGTGATGTATACCGCCAGCGGAAACAGTCGAGATCGGTTGGTCAACCGGATGGTTCTTGGACCGACCTCGCATCACTGACAGGAACGCGACCGCGGTCTCATTGCGTGTCGTCATGGTGCGCATCGGATCTGTGGACGATCGAGCTTCCTTGCCGTCGCGACCCTCGACTGGCACCAGCAGCGCTGGAACGGTCGAGGCAGTGAGGGTCGGCATGTGAGCATCGACGCTCGTTGACATCTGTGCAGGGTTGTTGCGAGGCGTATATGCGCGCTGCACGAATGGCTCTGGCGCAAACTTGATGAGTCCGGCCTCGATGCGGGCGATGGTCTTTGCAGCGAGCGGCTTCGACCGGTCACCGATTCGTTCACCTTTGAGCGTCCAGTCGATCGCGGCGGCTGCAGGCAGCCATCCCGGTTCGACGATGCCGTTGCGGCACGAGACCTTCGGGCAGCGCCAGACATATTGAGCGCGGTAGCGGCCCCACCGTGTCGGTTTCTTCCACCCCTGCAACGCGGTCACTACCTCGTCGCACGACGGGCAATAGGCCTTCGGGCGGGTCCACTTGTCGAGGTCTGGCGTCCGGTTCCCCTTGAGCCAGAAGACGACATACATGCGATCGCGGGACTGTGGGGCCGGATCGCCGCCGGCCTGCGCGTGCATGCTGTTCATGTAGACGATGTGGTGGTCGTACCCGAGGAGGTCCATCGCCTGGAGCCAGGCCGGGAACATGATCCATTTCGCGGCGTCGACGACGTTCTCGGTGATGATCGCCTTGTACTTGTGGTGTTCGGCGAACCGAGGAACGTCCCACATGGTTGCCCTCGAGCGATCGGCTGCGGCATCGGGTAGTACGTCGCCGAAGAGATTCGGCGTCGAGTCGAGATTCCGTTTCTTGCCCTTGGCCTGAGAGTGATTCGTGCACTCGGGGGATGCCCACAGGAGGTCTGTGCGAGGAAACAGTCGCGGGTCGACCTGCGAGAGATCGGCACACGCGTGATCGGTGGTCGGATGATTCGTGTTGTGGGTCTCGATCGCGAGGTCCCAGTGATTGGCGGCCATGCGAACCGAGACGCCGGGGACCTGGACGGCACCGGTGCTCGAACCGCCTGCGCCACAGAAGAGATCGGTCATGGTGATCATGAGTCACATCCGTTCTTGTGGTCGGTCATGTCGTAGGCGTGGTCGACCGCGGCGCCGAACTCGGGGGCGTGTCGCTGCTGGGTGGCGACCTCGTCGGCAACGAGGTAGATCATCGAGTCGTCACCGTCTGGGGATTCGATGACGAAGTGCGCCCTTGCCAGGCCGAGACGCTTGGCGTCGCCGTAGGTGTGAATGCTCGCCTCTGCCCACGGGCCATAGCCTTCGAGGTGCGGTGCGTTCTCGGTGATTTCGAGGATGACGCCCTCAGCGTCGAGGTCGCTCATGACTTCGGCCAACCAACGTCGAGAGTCTGACGGTGACGGCTTTCGAGCGCCATCGCCAACGTGACAGCATCGAGGGCCTCCTTGTGTTCACCCTTCAGTGCCGACTCGATTGCCTGGTCGTCCAGGATGAGAGCCATTTCGCGGAGGGTTGGGATTTCGCTCATGCCGACACCCATGCTGCCCAGGTGATGAAGCCGAAAAATGCTGCGAGAGAAAGGCATGTGATCCAGACCAGAAGGGCTGACCGCATATCGGCGGCAACTGCCTGGGCTTCCTCGGTGGTGAACTCGGCAGCCTCGGGTTCAGTTTCAGGCTCGTCGTTGAAGTCGCGACGTGCGAGTTGGCCGGCTGCGATGGCTTCCGCTTCGATGTCGATGCCGTGGTTGCGCGTGTACTGCTCGGGGTCACTCTGAATCTCCATCGCGATGTGGTTGCGCCAGACCTCAGCGGCGATCTCCGGCTCCCGAATCTCGGACAGTGGAGGGAAATGAATGGGGTTTTGGACATGCGTCATCGCGGAGGGTCCTGTCTTGAGGGAATGAACGAGGGAGAAGGTTTGAGCCGGTGGCGCCGACTTCCGGCCATCTGGGCCGGGTAACGGTCTTACTTGGGTGACGACACCGGGGCTATTGGGCTAATGCTGAATCGCCGGGCGGAGAATGTGCAGCTCGTCGCCGTAGGCGGAATCTGTTCCACCGCCGATATATTCGAATCGGAAGTAACCGCCGTAGTTGCGATCGGACTTCATGGCGGGCTTCACGCGCTCGACGGTTGCGATGGGGATTCCGTCGTAGCTGAGGGTTGCCGTAGCATTCAGCATTAGATTCCTTTCGAGGGTGATCGGTTGGCCGCTGGGTGGTAGGACACCTGGCGGCTTTTTTGTCGGGTCAGCGTGTTGTAGCCGTGGTGTTTTCTTGCTCGAACCGCTCAACCTCGGCGATAGGGACACGTTTCCCTTGTCCGATGTGCAGTGCAGCGAGCCTTCCGGTGGCGATTTGGCGGTAGACGACTCCGACATGGCAGTCCCATCGCTCGGCGATAGCCTTTACCGTCATGTGAGTTTGGCTCGCGTTCATGCCGGAACCCGTTCTTTGCCAAGGTCATCCAGAACAAGCACCTTGCTCGGGTCCGCTCCAAGATGGGCGAGCGCCTCGAGGATCTGACGTGACGGCTCACCGTCACGCATTGCTCGGTTCCATGTCGACCGGGACACCCCAGTGACGGAAGCGAGCTCAACTTGTGACGTGATTCGATTGCGCCGCTTCACGCGTTCGAGTTCATCCAAGCTGATTCGAAATTGGGCCATTTTGCACCTCCTTGCTTGCGAATGAGCCAACTATGAACCATTTTCGATCTAATGGCAAGCATGTAAGTCGCATATTGATGCGTCTGTGGTTCATTGATGCAGGTGTGAGTCTTGAGGTGTAGCAAAAATGACGCTATGGTCGTTCCATGGGTGACATACGGGATTGGGTCAAAGAGGTCACGAGGCGGCGCATCACCGCTGAGGAGATTGCCGACATTCTCGGCGTCTCGCGCACGACGGTGACGCGCAGGCTGCAAGACGGAATGCCTGCCGAAGATGTCATTGCCATCGCGCGAGCGTGTGGGGCCAGCCCGATTCAGGCACTCGCAGATCTCGACTACGTGACCGTCAAGGAAGTCATGGACTATGTCGAGGACGACGATGCAAAACCGATCGGTTCGGCAACGGATGGTGAATTGGCGATCGAGTTGGCCAAGCGGCTTGAGCCCGTCTATTTCCGCGAAGCCGCTGCGAAGATGGGTAGGCGGATGGCGTCTGTGACGCGAGAACCTCTCGATGACAACGTCCATGAGTTGACTTCAAGAAGTCAACCCTTGTCGCTTGACGACCTTGAAGGCCTTCCGTACGTAGCAATGAAGAAGGACGACCGTGATCCCGGTGACGACGTCACCGATCACGACTACGTGCCATAGCTACTACGGACAGGCGGGAGTTGCCACAGGTGACCAATCTTTATTTGGCAGCAGCGACTGCAGGTCTCATCGTTGTCGAGGGCGATCTGCCTAGAGATGAACCGTCCCGGTACTACCACTCGCATCGCTGCATCGTCTTGCGATCGGGAATGGCACAGGCTGAGGTGAACACAGCGCTCAGCCACGAATTGGGACATGCTCACCACGGGCATCTGTGCTCGCCAGATGAAGGTGAGAGTGCGAGGCAAGAACGCCAGGCGGACGAATATGCGGCCCGGCTCCTAATCTCGGGCGATGCGTTTGTCGCAGCCGAGCGTGCGTGCGGCCCCCATACGGGAGCAATCGCGCACCATCTGGAGGTTCTGCCGCGACTTGTTCATGTCTGGCGTGATCTGTACCAGCGCAAGGGATCTAAGGCATTGGGTCCGGGGAAATGTGGGCCGTTGTGTAACTCGCTGACAGAAAGGATCAATGCGTGAAGCCTCAGAAGCGAATCCGGGGCGGTAAGGTCCGGTGGGTTGCTAGATACGTCGGATCGGACGGTCTTGAACGCAGCAAGACCTTCGAATTCGAGAAGCAAGCCAAGGCCTGGACGGCAGAGCGTGAACGTGAATTGCGTCGAGGCGAGTGGATTGATCCGGCCGATCAAGACACTACGGTTGGACAACTGTGGCAGGCCTGGGAAATGTCTGCCACCACCGACGGCACGCGGAAAGTTCGCGAGCTGGTTGGTCGCAATCTCGGAAGACTAGAAAGAACACCGATCGGCAAGGTTCGTCCGAGTGATATCCGTACTTGGGTTCACTCGCTCCGGAACGGGAGACCCTGGGTCAAAGGCTGTACCGGTCTTGCGCCGAACACGGTGGGTAACTTCCAAGGTCAGCTTGCCGGGTGTTTCAGCATGGCCGTTGCAGACGGTTTGCTTCTGAAGTCGCCTACCGAAGGTATCGCCAAGAGGCGGAAGGTCGACCGCGCAATCAGTCGCTCTGAACTGCTAAACGCTGATGAGATTTGGCAGCTCGTTGAGACTGCGAGTGCCGGCGTCCAGACGGGGCGGAACTGGATCGCCTCCCAGAAGACGCTCGCGAGAATGATCATTGTTGGAGCGGCGACCGGATTGCGTGCGGGCGAAATCGCAGGACTCCGCATTCGGTCTGTGGATTTCCTTCGGCGCGAACTTGCAGTGACAGAACAGTCGAAGAGCGGCACCTCGGAGTTCCTCTGGGCCCCACTCAAAACTGCTGCAGCGAGCAGAGTTATCCCACTGCCCGATGCTGCGATCGGGGCGCTGTCCGACGAGCTGCGGGAGAATCCAAATTCGGACAGGTCGATGCCTGTTTTTCTCACCGCGCGACAGCGTATGTGGTCTTCGTCGACGGTAGGAAAATCGTTCCAAGCATTGCGTGACCGGTGCGGGCTGGATGACGAGGTGACCTGGCACAGCCTCCGGCACTTCTATGCGAGCGCTCTGATTCATGCCGGGGCTTCGGTAAAAACGGTCCAAGTCCGCCTCGGCCACGAGAAGGCGGAGACCACGCTTGAGGTCTACGCCCACCTTTGGCCTGGAGAGGATGAACGGACTCGGTCCGCAGTTGATGAAGCGCTGAGCCGGGACCGAGTCGGGACGGGCAGCGAAAGTGTCATCGCGGGAGACGACTCCACCCCTCTTACTCAAGAGAGCGCGAGGGGTGGAGGCACAATCATTTCTAGCGTCTGA